CCTATGCCTAGTCGCCCTGAGGTGTCCAGCCTCATGCGCTCGGAATTATTGACACGGAATTGAAAGGGTGTATTTGTATATGTGCCTATGCCAGCCGAGCCGTCGTGTCCCCATAACTGTGTCTGTATGCTGTTGTCGCTAGATGCAGCGGTAAGGCCCTGATTAACTGCAACTGGCCAACCCGCAGGTGGGAGTGTGGTCCTGCCCAAAAGGATATTCCCACTCGCATCCACGAACAATCTGCCAGCCCCATTAGTGCTGATGGCTACTTGGTCTGCGCCGGGGGAGTAAATGCCGGTGTTCGTGTCGCCGGTAAATGTCAGCGTCGGAGCTGCAGCACTTCCAAGCGGGTGGCTAGCAATGCTGTCAAACGTTGCGGTGCTGGTTACATCCAGCGTGCCAGGCACATCAACGTTGCTGGTCCACTCAACGCCAGTGCCTGCAGCGTCGGTTTGGATCAACTGGCGGGCGCTGCCATCCGCTAATTTGCTGACAGCAATCTCAGCGCTCGCGTTGATATCGGCATCAACAATGGTGCCGTCAACGATGTTGGCTGCAGCCTGATATGCAAGGCTGTTCCATGCCGTTGTGCCGTCGCCATATTTGATTTTGCCCGTATCAGTTTCGTAGCCCGGCTCCCCTTGAGTCAGCGTCGGGTTTGTTGCAGTCCAGTTAGCTGCCGTGTCACGGCGGAGTTGGATGCGAACAGACATCAGGCAGCACCTCCATCAAGGGCAGTAAGAGCACCAGGGGTGAAAACGCTCGCAGCGCTACCACCATCCAGTTCATTGAGAACACCACCGCTGCCGCCAGACAGCTCAACGATGCTGGCGGTGCCGTTGTCTTTCTTGGTGTAAAGCTTGCCGTCGTAGGTGTTAAGCGCTAACTCACCCAGCGCCAGATCACCCACAGCCGGCAATTTCCCAGCAACCGCTGAGCGTTTCAGCTTGATCAAGTTGGCCATGTGGCAGTCCTTGCGTGGCTATGAAGCCGGACTGCCTAAGTTGCCGGTGCTCTAGAAAGAACCTCCATCAATCTCAGAGCTGGGGCTGAGGTAGTCGGTGCCTGCCACTGCTGCGCTGAAGGCGCTGGTGCCGTTGCCTTTGACCAGACCAGTCAGCGTGGTTGCACCGGTGCCGCCGTAGGCAACTCCGATGGTGTTGGCGTTCCAGGTACCGCTGGTGAGCGTGCCAACGGAGGTGAGGCTGGAGCCAGTGATGCCGGTGCCAAGGCTGCTGCCGCTCAGGACAGTGGTGCCGTTGACGCGGTAGACCTTGCCGCTGGCTAGGTCAATGTCTTCGCTGGAGGTCCAGCTGTCGGTGGCATTGCTCCAGCTGAAGGTTTTGTCGGTGGCGCCTTTGAGCGTGATGCCGCCGCCGTCAGCGGTGCTATCGCTTGGCGTTGCAACATCGCCCAGCACGATGTTCTTGTCATCCACCGCCAGCGTGGTGCTGTTGATGGTGGTGGTCGTGCCGTTGACCGTCAGATCACCGGTGACGGTGAGGTTGCTGCCGAAGGTGGTGTTGCCGCTGAGCGTGGCGCCACTCAGGTCAACCGTGCCGGTAAAGGTCTTGTTGCCGCTGATCGTCTGAGCGCTGTCCAAGGTGACGAATGCACCCGCGCCGCCGATCTTGATAATGCTGGTGGCGCTACCGCCGGCACCACCAGTGCCTGTGCCGTAATGCAGGACAGCATTGCCTTCCGAAAAAGCCAGCTCCGCATTGGCAAGGCTCGCGGGTGCGCTGCTACCCGTTGAGCGCTTGATGCGGATGATGTTGGCCACGGCTACCGGCGGGACACTACGTTGCGCCTAGGTTTCCGGTATGCGCTCAGAAATTGCCGCCGTCAGTGATGGTGATGACGGTATTGATGTCGTTGCCCAGCCACTTACCGGCGGTGGTGTCGTAATACAAGACGCTGCTGGCCACCTTGGCAGTCACGTCCACATCAACAAGATCAGCCAGTGTGAGCACCTCGCTTAGTGGTGGCCCTTGTGGGCCAGCGGTTTGCACCTCAACGGTTAGCGGTGCCGTGGGCGAGACGACCTCAATCGTCTGCTCGGCTACTTCGGTGACAACGACCTGGCCGGTGCTGGTGATCTCAACGCTATTTGCCATCACGCCGGTGCGGTGTACCCCTGGCTAGGGCGAACGATGCCCTCTAGGTAATACTCGCGCAAACCGCTGGCATTGATCAGCATCACGTCATAGCGGCACTCATCTGGGAGGGTTGCCGTGATCGCGTACGGCAGCGTCAGGGTCACTTGCCCCGTTGCCGCAGCGGTCACCGTGACGGTGAAGTCGCCGTATTTGGTCGTCCGCGTCTTATCCCACACCTGCGCTAGGACGGTCCAGCCGGTGATATTGATGCCGGTGCCACTGGAATCCTTGAACTGCACCGCCAGCGGATAGTCGGCCCGGCGCTGCGGGCGGATGTTGTAGCTCGCGGGTGTGATCGCCATACCCAAGGTTTCCGGCGCTATGCCTCGGGATCGGTCTGGATGTCAACGCGCATCTGCGATCTGGGTCCCACACCACGGGGCACGTTGATCAGCACCGCATTGCTGCCGGGGTATTCCGCGATCAGCACACCGCCCACTTCTTGCAGGCTGGTGTCACCGCTCCAGTCCACCAGATACAGCGTCCAGCGGCTGAAGGCTTGCTCACGTTGGTACTGCCGCACCGGCACCAGCTCCGGCTCCCGGAGAATGACCACCTCCATGCCGGTGACCGTGGTGTTCGGCGGCAGGCTCTCCCCTGCAGCCCGCACCGAAATCGCTGGCGTCTTGGCGCCGTTGGCGAGGGTGTAATCGCCCAGGTAGTTCACCAGGACGGTTTCCAGCTCGGTGCGCAGGGTCAGCACGTCCATGGGCCTAGATTTCCGCCGCAACGAGTAAGCAGCCGGCTTCCATCCAGCCGAAACCGGGGCGCTCAGGCAACTTGACCTTGTAACTCAAAAGCGCCTTGTCGAGATCGCGCAGCACGACGTTGCCGCTGATCCGCCCACGGACAAGCACCAATCCGCCGCGCACGTTGGTGCCTTCCCACTTGGGCGCCAGCACCCACACCGCATCGTCATCGCTATGGAGCGCCCGTGGGCTCGGCACCTTGGTGCCGTCTTTGACGCTGGCCAGCACCTGCGGCCAGCAGGTGATCAGCAGTGGCGGGGCCTTGTCTTCATGGCGCAGCTCCAGTGCAATGGCTGCCACCTCGGGACTGAGCACGCTGTCATCCTTTCTTTCCTCGGCAAACAGGGTGAAGTCCTGCAGGCTGAAGGGCTTGCCCTTCTTGGGGTCGCGGTTGACGTTGGCCAGCAGTGCCGCCAGCTGCGCAACAGGCAGCTCCTGCAGTTGGACTTGCTCGCGGCGGATGCGCTGCAGTTCCTTCCATGCCCGCAGCACAACGCTGCGCAGCTCACGTTGATAGCTGGTGCGGGAGAACTGGCCGGGGTAGCCGTGGGCTAGGTCGTAGAAGATCGCCGCCCAGTCCGTTTCACCCCGGCGCCACCCGCCGGCTGCTGCTTTCCCAGCTCTTCTTCTGTGGGTGGCTCGTTCGGCATGGCCTCGGCTTCCTGCTCCTCCTGCGCTAGTGCCCAGATCGCATTGAACAGGGCGCGGTGCATCTGCCGGGTGTCCTCCACGGCCCAGTCGCTGAGGTTGCAGCGGCAGCGGATCAAGGCCGTGACGGTGGCCTCCATGTTGCGCTGGCCGGCGCTGGCATACACCCGTGCCACCTGCTCAATCTGAGCGGCATGGCGGGTGCGGATCGCTTCAGCCTCAGCCTCCAGCGCTTTGCCGCTGATGGCACTTTCGATGATGCTGAACGCCTCGGAGATGCTGATCTCTTCGGCCTTGGCAATCGCGTCCGCGATCTGGGCACCTTTGACAAAGGCGCTCTGCTCTGCCGCGAGCAGTTCACTCACAACGGCTGACTCGCCCACCGTCAACCCACCCAATACGGGCATCTCCAGAATGCCGCTAGCCGCTGTACCCAACCGCCGTACAGTTGGTGCTTCTGGCGCCTGAACAAAAGGGAGAGTGGGCATACAGCTCAGCGCCGCGTTGTTTGCTGCAACCGTAGCTGCATCTGCTTCTCTCGTTTCTGACGCTGTTCGCGGTTGTACTTGGTCAACGCTGCCATCTGCTGCTTGAGCTTGGCGAGCGCATCATTGGCAGGTGTGTTCATGGCGTCATTGACCGATGGCGAGGTAGAGGCGAGGGGTGATCTCGTCACCCGGATCGTTGCCAAGCTGCTCTTTGGCGGCAGCAAAGAGTTTCACGCCAGCCTTGATCTGAACTTGCTTGGCAGGATTGCCAACAGTTGGGTTGGCTGCGGCAAGCGTCTCTAGCTGCGCCTTGAGCTGTGACGGTGTTGACCAGGGCTCTAGCGCATAGCTGCAGTCTTCAAACACAGCGCCTGCAGGCAGCTCGGGGACATCGTTGGCATTTTTGTAGTCCTGCAGGTAGTTGAAGGGGAAGTTAACATACCCGCCTTCACCATCATTGAGCCACAGAAACTTTGCAGTAGACCCGCGCAGCCTGTATTCGCCGGTGTAGCCCACTCCGCGAACGGCTTTAGATGGGTCGTCGTCGTACAGGTTCTCGTACAGAAAGTCCTTAAGTGCTTGGCTTGCTGGGCGCGTGGCGACCTTGGACTCCATCACCTTGCCCTTTGACTTGATAAAGATGTATCGGTTCTCGTTTTGCGGGGAGTAGATGTACTGGCCGATGCCTCTCCAAGGGTCGTAGGCAAAGCTGTAGTCCAGATCAACGAGGTCGTAGTCCGTGATTAACGTGTTTTCTGGATAGCCCGCGTCTATAAACTCGTCATACGTCCTTTCGGTCAGCGACTTTGGTTCTTTGGGCAAATCAAAAACAAGGTAGACGGTGCCATCATTGCCAACCGTCACGATTGCCGTGCTCGGACTGTACGTTACCTGTCCAACAGGCAGCGAGATCGAAGGTGCGGCCGTGACCGGCACGTAGGGATCAAACGTCTCTTCTCTGGCGCCGGTCAGCCAAAGATTGGGAAAGTTGTTCGGCAGGCTATAAGCGCAGCTACCACCACCTTCTGGTGTCGGTGTGACATTGCAGGTCACAACATCCGAGCGCCAGCGCTCCTTTCTTGCAATCTCTGGCGATGCGATGCCCGCATTACCAGAAGCAAACCTCAAAGGAGATGGAGTTAGCTCTCGTCCGCCCGAATAGGTCGTTGTGATGATGTCGTGCCGTGTTCCAGACCCAAACACTTCGTAAGTGCGCAGCAGTGTCACGACGGAAGTGTCATAGCCACCGCTGAGCACGCCACTCCAAGAAATGGCAAACGGCACGAGCAGCTCACCACCTCGTTGAGCAGCGGGGCGCCGACGATCAAAAGGCGATTCGCGCAGCGATCCCGTCGCCTCACGGGTGCTGGCCAGGTCTACCGCGTCAGCTTGCAGTGCAGCAGGTTGCTGTAGCGCCTCTTCCCGCTGCTGACGTTCGCTGCGGTTCTGCTCAGTGGCTTGACGGCTTTGGTTTTGCAGGCGTTGGAGCGTGACATCAACGCGGATGTTGGTGCTCATGCCGTGCCTCAGTCGTCAACGGCCAAGGTGATCGTGTAGGTCTTGCTCTGCCCGGCCGCCATCGTCACGCTGGGGGTTTCCACCAGCAGGCTGTGGAGGTAGGTGGCAGTACCAATGCGGATGCACACCGTGTCGTAGGTGAAGCCGACGCCGGTGGCAGTGAAGGTGGCATTGATTGCGGGCAGCTCGTAGCGAGCGTTGCCGGAGGCATAAGCACCGGTGCCAATCGTGCCAGTGATATCGGCATAACCACCGCCGGATACCTTGGCAGCAATCCAAGTTGCTGCTGCCGTTTCAGCGGTAAGGGTGCCGCTGTTGACCGCCAAGAAGACGGTGTAGGTCTGGCCTTCAAAGGCTTCAGCGGCTTG